ATTTTGGCGTGGATTAATCGTATGCCGGGCATGATCACTCGAATGAATGCACAGATGCGCGCCAAGGTTGAGCAGTTGAAGGGCATTTTTGCAAGGTTGCATTTGCCTGTTCCTAAAGTGAATTTGGGTGCCATGTTTGCGGGTGGCACAGCGGTGTTTGGTGTTGTTGCTGCCGGTGTGGGGAAGCTTGTTGCAGGGTTTGCCCCGTTGGCGGTGTCGTTGAAGAATCTACTGCCGTCGTTTGGTGCTTTGAAGGGTGCAGCTGGCGGGCTTGGCGGCGTGTTTCGCGCCCTGGGTGGCCCTGTCGGTATTGTGATCGGGCTGTTTGCGGCAATGTTTGCCACGAACGCCCAGTTCCGTGCCGCGGTGATGCAGCTTGTGGCTGTGGTTGGCCAGGCTTTGGGGCAGATTATGGCCGCTGTGCAGCCTGTGTTTGGTCTAATTGCTGGTTTGGTGGCACGGTTGGCGCCAGTGTTCGGCCAGATTATCGGTATGGTTGCCGGTTTGGCTGCCCAGCTTATGCCTGTGATCAGTATGCTTGTCGCCCGGCTGGTTCCTGTGATCACGCAGATTATTGGTGCGGTGACGCAGGTTGCTGCCATGTTGTTGCCTGCGCTTATGCCGGTGTTGCAGGCTGTTGTGGCTGTGATACGTCAGGTTGTTGGCGTGGTCATGCAGTTGGTGCCGGTGTTGATGCCGGTGATTCAGCAGATTTTGGGTGCTGTCATGTCTGTGCTGCCACCGATTATTGGCCTGATCCGGTCGTTGATACCAGTCATCATGTCTGTTATGCGTGTGGTGGTTCAGGTTGTTGCGGTTGTGATACAGGTGGTGGCCCGTATTCTTGCTGTTGTGGCTCCGATGGTGGCGGCCGTGGTCGGGTTTGTTGCCCGTATTGTTGGTGCTGTCGTGTCGGCTGTGGCCCGTGTTATTGCCGCTGTTGCCCGTGTCATCTCGTGGGTTGTTGCCCATTTTGTGTCTGGTTTGGCGCGTATGGGTTCGGTGGTTCAGGCTGGCTGGAATCATATTAGAGCGTTTACGTCTGCGTTTATCAACGGTTTCAAGTCGATTGTTTCTGGCGGTGTGAACGCTGTTGTGGGGTTTTTTGCCCGGCTTGGTTCTTCGGTTGCCGCCCATGTGAGGTCTGGTTTTAACGCGGCTCGTGGTGCTGTTTCTTCTGCGATGAATGCTATCCTGAGTGTTGTGTCTTCGGTGGCGTCTGCTGTTGGCGGGTTTTTCGGGTCGATGGCGTCTAGGGTTCGTAGTGGTGCTGTGCGCGGGTTTAATGGGGCCAGGAGTGCGGCTTCTTCTGCTATGCATGCTATGGGGTCTGCTGTGTCTAGTGGTGTGCATGGTGTGCTAGGGTTTTTCCGGAATTTGCCTGGCAATATTCGGCGTGCGCTTGGTAATATGGGGTCCTTGTTGGTGTCTGCTGGCCGTGATGTGGTGTCTGGTTTGGGTAATGGTATCCGGAATGCTATGAGTGGCCTGTTGGATACGGTGCGTAATATGGGTTCCCAGATTGCGGGTGCGGCGAAGTCGGTGTTGGGTATTCATTCCCCGTCGAGGGTGTTTCGTGACCAGGTTGGCCGGCAGGTTGTTGCCGGTTTGGCTGAGGGTATTACTGGTAATGCCGGTTTGGCGTTGGATGCGATGTCGGGTGTGGCTGGTCGGCTGCCGGATGCTGTGGATGCCCGGTTTGGTGTGCGATCGTCTGTGGGCTCGTTTACCCCGTATGGCAGGTATCAGCGTGCTAAGGGTGAGAGTGTTGTGGTGAATGTGAATGGACCCACGTATGGTGATCCTGCCGAGTTTGCGAAGCGGATTGAGCGGCAGCAGCGTGACGCTTTGAACGCGTTGGCTTACGTGTGATTGGGGGTGTTGTTCATGTTTATTCCTGACCCGTCTGATCGTTCGGGTTTGACTGTGACCTGGTCTATGTTGCCGTTGGTTGGTAATGATCCGGAGCGTGTGCTTCATTTGACGGATTATACGGGGTCGTCTCCTGTCATGTTGTTGAATGATTCGTTGCGCGGCCTGGGTGTTCCTGAGGTGGAGCATTTTTCTCAAACGCATGTTGGGGTGCACGGCTCGGAGTGGCGCGGGTTTAATGTGAAGCCTCGCGAGGTGACGCTACCGGTGTTGGTGTCGGGTGTTGACCCGGATCCGGTGGGCGGGTTTCGTGATGGTTTTTTGAAAGCCTATGACGCGTTGTGGTCTGCGTTTCCCCCGGGCGAGGAGGGGGAGTTGTCTGTGAAGACTCCTGCCGGTGTTGAGCGTGTGCTGCGGTGCCGGTTTGATTCGGTGGATGACACGTTTACGGTTGATCCGGTGAATCGCGGCTATGCCCGCTATCTGTTGCATTTGACAGCTTATGACCCGTTTTGGTATGGGGATGAGCAGAAGTTTCGTTTTAGTAATGCGAAGTTGCAGGATTGGTTGGGTGGTGGCCCTGTCGGCAAGGATGGTACGGCGTTTCCTGTGGTGTTGACGCCTGGTGTTGGTTCGGGCTGGGATAATCTGTCTAATAAGGGTGATGTGCCTGCGTGGCCTATGATTCGTGTTGAGGGGCCTTTGGAGTCGTGGTCTGTGCAGATTGATGGTTTGCGTGTGTCTTCGGATTATCCTGTCGAGGAGGGTGAGTGGATCACTATTGATACGGATCCTCGCCAGCAGTCTGCGTTGTTGGATGGGTTTGAGGATGTGATGGATCGTTTGAAGGAGTGGGAGTTTGCGCCTATTCCGCCTGGCGGTTCTCGGAGTGTGAATATTGAGATGGTTGGTTTGGGTGCCATTGTTGTGTCGGTGCAGTACAGGTTTTTGAGGGCTTGGTGAATAGTTGATGGCTGGTCTTGTTCCGCATGTAACGTTGTTTACGCCGGATTATCGCCGTGTGGCGCCTATCAATTTTTTTGAGTCGTTGAAGTTGTCGTTGAAGTGGAATGGTTTGTCGACGCTGGAGTTGGTGGTGTCTGGTGATCATTCTAGGCTTGACGGGTTGACTAGGCCGGGTGCACGGCTGGTTGTTGATTATGGTGGTGGCCAGATTTTTTCTGGGCCTGTGCGTAAGGTTCATGGTGTGGGTCCGTGGCGTTCTTCGCGGGTGACTATCACGTGTGAGGATGATATCCGCCTGTTGTGGCGTATGCTGATGTGGCCTGTGAATTATCGTCCTGGTATGGTTGGTATGGAGTGGCGTGCCGACAGGGATTATGCCCACTATTCGGGTGCGGCTGAGTCGGTGGCTAAGCAGGTGTTGGGGGATAATGCTTGGCGTTTTCCGCCTGGTTTGTTTATGAACGATGATGAGAGTCGTGGCCGCTATATTAAGGATTTTCAGGTGCGGTTTCACGTGTTTGCCGATAAGTTGTTGCCGGTGTTGTCGTGGGCTCGGATGACTGTTTCGGTGAACCAGTTTGAGAATGCGAAGTTTGATCAGCGTGGTTTGGTGTTTGATTGTGTGCCTGCTGTGACGCGGAAGCATGTGTTGACTGCCGAGTCTGGTTCGATTGTGTCGTGGGAGTATGTGCGTGACGCCCCGAAGGCTACTTCGGTGGTGGTTGGTGGCCGCGGCGAGGGTAAGGATCGGCTGTTTTGCGAGGATGTTGATTCGATGGCCGAGGATGACTGGTTTGATCGTGTAGAGGTGTTTAAGGATGCCCGTAACACGGATTCTGAGCATGTGCATCTCATTGATGAGGCTGAGCAGGTGTTGTCCGAGTTAGGGGCCACGTCGGGGTTTAAGATCGAGTTGGCTGAGTCGGATGTGTTGCGGTTTGGGCCAGGCAATCTGATGCCGGGTGATTTGATCTATGTGGATGTGGGTTCTGGCCCTATTGCGGAGATTGTTCGGCAGATTGATGTGGAGTGTGATTCGCCTGGTGATGGTTGGACGAAGGTGACTCCTATTGCGGGGGATTATGAGGAGAATCCGTCGGCCCTGTTGGCTCGCCGTGTGGCTGATTTGGCTGCGGGTGTGCGGGATTTGCAAAAATTTTAGAAAAGAATTGGGGGTTTGTTGTGGGTATTGTGTGTAAAGGGTTTGATGGTGTGTTGACCGAGTATGATTGGGCTCAAATGTCTGGTCTGATGGGTAATATGCCGTCCGTGAAAGGGCCGGACGATTTTCGTGTCGGCACGACGATTCAGGGTGCCACAGTGTTGTGTAATGTTTTGCCGGGGCAGGCTTGGGCTCACGGGGTGATGTGCACGTCGAATAGTGTTGAGACGGTGACGGGGCAGCTGCCGGGCCCTGGCGAAACCAGATACGACTATGTGGTGTTGTCTCGGGATTGGGAGCAGAATACGGCCAAGTTGGAGATTGTTCCTGGGGGGCGTGCGGAGCGTGCCCGGGATGTGTTAAGGGCCGAGCCTGGCGTGTATCATCAGCAGTTGTTGGCGACTTTGGTGGTGTCGTCTAACGGGTTGCAGCAGCAGTTGGATAGGCGTGCTATAGCGGCCCGTGTGGCGTTTGGGGAGTCTGCTGCGTGTGATCCTACCCCTGTGGAGGGTGACCGGGTGATGGTTCCTTCGGGGGCTGTGTGGGCTAACCATGCCGGCGAGTGGATGTTGTTGTCTCCGCGTATTGAGACGGGTTCTAAGCAGATCCAGTTTGGCGGGTCTGCTGTGTATGCTTACACGATCCCGTTTGGCCGCCCGTTTGGTAGTGCGCCTGTTGTGGTGGCGTCTATGGCTACGGCGGCTGGTGGTACGCAGCAGATTGATGTGAAAGCCTACAATGTGACTGCCCAAAATTTTAGTTTGGCGTTTATTACGAATGACGGGTCTAAGCCGAATGGTGTGCCTGCGGTGGCTAATTGGATTGCTGTCGGCGTGTGACTGTACGGGTGTTGTGGCGGATGGTGTGATGTTGGGGGGCTGTGGTGTCGTGGTTTACTCCTGCACTGGTGGCCTCTATTTGTACCGCGTTGGCCACGGTTTTGGGTTCTGTTCAGACTGTCACATCCCGGTCTAGGAAGCGTTTACGCAGACTGTCTGCGCAGGTGGATGCGATGGAAGAGTATACGTGGGGTGTGCGGCGCGAGGTGCGAAGGTTTAACGCCGGGCTTCCTGATGATGTGGAGCCGATGCATCTTCCTGATTTGCCTGAGTTTTTGAAGGATACTGTTGATGGTGGAGGTGAGTAGGGTTGAGGGAGTTGGAGGAGGAGAAGCGGCAGCGCCGCAATTTTGAGAAGGCTTCACTGGTGTTGCTGTTTTTGTCGCTTGTGTTGTTGGCGGTGGTTGCTGCGGGTGCTTTACGTTTCGGGGCTGTATCCTCTGAGCGGGATTCGGAGCAGGCTAGGGCCCAGTCGAATGGTACAGCGGCTCGGGGTTTAGCCAGCCATGTGAAGCGGGTGTGTGCTTCGGGTGGCCAAGAGTCGGTGCGGCTGTACAGGTCTGGTTTGTGTGTGGATGCTCAGCGTGTTGAGCGTAGCGTGCAGGGTGTGCCGGGTCCGGCTGGTGTGCGTGGCCCGCAAGGCCCTGCAGGTGCTAACGGCCGGGATGGTGTCGATGGTTCGGCTGGCCCTATTGGGCCTCAGGGTCCGCAGGGTTCTGCCGGTGCCGATGGTGTGAATGGTCGGGATGGTAAGGACGGTAAGGATGGGCGCTCGGTGGTGTCTGTGTACTGTTCCGGGGGTCGCCTGATGGTGAAATATAGTGACGGCGGGGTTTCCACGGTATCGGGTTCGGTGGCCTGTCAGGATGTGAAACCCTCACCTGTGGTTACCGTATCATCCCACAAGTAAAAGAGGAAGGGTGTTACTAGTGTTGATAGTAGTGTTTGGGGGTGGCGTGTTGTGAGATACATTCCAGCGGCGCATCACTCTGCCGGTTCGAATAAGCCGGTGAACCGTGTTGTGATTCACGCGACATGCCCGGATGTGGGGTTTCCGTCTGCTTCGCGTAAGGGGCGGGCGGTGTCCACGGCAAACTATTTTGCTTCCCCATCGTCGGGTGGTTCGGCGCATTATGTGTGTGATATTGGGGAGACGGTGCAGTGCTTGTCGGAGTCTACGATTGGGTGGCATGCCCCGCCGAATCCTCATTCTTTGGGTATAGAGATTTGCGCGGATGGGGGTTCGCACGCCTCGTTCCGGGTGCCGGGGCATGCTTACACTCGGGGGCAGTGGCTGGATCCTAGGGTGTGGCCTGCGGTTGAGCGTGCCGCCATCCTGTGTAGACGTTTGTGTGACAAATATAATGTTCCGAAAAGGAAGCTTAGTGCAGCCGATTTGAAGGCTGGCAGGCGGGGTGTTTGCGGCCACGTGGATGTGACTGATGCGTGGCATCAGTCGGATCATGATGATCCGGGGCCGTGGTTTCCGTGGGACAAATTTATGGCCGTAGTCAACGGCAAAGATGAGAGTGGGGAGTTAACTGTGGCTGATGTGAAAGCCTTGCATGATCAGATTAAACAATTGTCTGCTCAGCTTACTGGTTCGGTGAATAAGCTGCACCATGATGTTGGTGTGATTCAGGTTCAGAATGGTGATTTGGGTAAACGTGTTGATGCCCTGTCGTGGGTGAAGAATCCGGTGACGGGAAAACTGTGGCGCAGCAAGGATGCTTTGTGGAGTGTCTGGTATTACGTGCTGGAGTGTCGTAGCCGTATTGACAGGCTCGAGTCTGCTGTTAACGGTTTGAAAAAGTGATGGTGGTGTGTTGTGGGTAAACAGTTTTGGTTGGGCTTGTTTGAGCGTGCCCTGAAAACTTTTATTCAAACGTTTGTTGCTGTGCTTGGGGTGACGGCGGGTGTCACGTATACTGCGGAGTCGTTTCGCGGTTTGCCGTGGGAGTCTGCCCTGATTACGGCCGGGGTTGCTGCAATACTGTCGGTTGCTACCTCGTTTGGTAGCCCGTCGTTTGTGGCCGGCAAACCTAAAACAACGGTTGTGGATGCTGGGCTTGTTCCACCCGACGATGGGGGCATGATTGAGCCGCACTCGGTAGATGTGTCGGATCCTGGCATGATTGAGCCGATTGATGATGCGGATGTTGCCGGCTATGTGCCGAGGCGTGCCGCAGAGTCTGAGGTTGGCACGGTAGAGTCTACTGTTGCATAATTGAATATATGTGTGTGCCCCAGCGGCAACCACCACACGATCGTGGCAGCACCGCTGGGGCACTATTTCTGTTTATGCGGTGTGGCTATGATTCGTTGCGGTCGATGGTGTCTTCGAGCATCTGATACAGGTGGAGGCAGGTAGAGATAGTATCGCTGGCCTGGTCTAGAACGTTCCGGCCGATAACGTTTTTGTGGTTGTCGCGGTGGCGGATGATAGACCACATGATCTCGTCGGCTGCCGCCTGCAATAGTTTTGCCTGGTATGCGATTCCGGCAAGCCAGTCTAGTGCTTCCTGGCTTGCATAGGGTCTCTGGTCCTCGCTGTTGTCACGGGTGTTGCTGTTGTTTGTGGGGTGTCCTGCACTGTCGCATAACCACAGGATTTCGCTGCATTCGTCTAGCGTGTCATGGTCGATAGCGAGATCGTCGAGGCTGACTTCGTTGACGGTAAGGTTCACATTGTCGAGTGAGATGGGTACACGGTATTGGTTTTCGACACTGTCAACAATGTTTTCCAGCTGTTGCATGTTGGTGGGCTGTTGTTGGATGATTCGGTGTACCGCTGTTTTGAGGGCGGTGTAGAGGATGTTGGTTGTGTTGTTCATGGTTTTTATGCCATTCCTTCGTTATCGTCTGGCATGTAGTATGTGCTGTTTGCGTATTCGGTTAACGTCATCAGTGTTTGGTCTGCCCACTGTTTCACTGTCTGCCGGGTGACACCTAATCGTTGGGCGGCCGACGCATATGTTTGGTCGTAGCCGTATACTTCGCGGAATGCTGCCAACCTGGCTAGCCGTTTGCGCTGTTTGGATGGCTGGCAGGTGAGGGTGTAGTCGTCGATGGCTAGCTGTAGATCGATCATGGAGACGATGTTGTTGCCGTGGTGTTGTGGCGCGGTTGGTGGGGGTGGCATTCCTGGTTCGACACTCGGTTTCCATGGGCCTCCGTTCCAGATCCATTGCGCGGCTTGGATTATTTCTGCGGTGGTGTAGGTCCGGTTCATGTGTCATCCCCTGAATAGGTTGTCGAGGTTGCCTGGGTTGCTGGTGGTGGTGTCGAATCGTCCGACGCAGTGGCAGTAGTCGTACATGAGTTTGATAATGTGTTGGTGGTCTCCGAGGTAGGTGTTGCCGCTGATACTGTAGGTGGCTGTGCCGTCTTTGCTGATGGTGTATTTGGCGGTGATGGTTTCGGGGTTTTCGGTGTTGGTGATGATGGCTGTGGTGGTGGTGCCTACTGTTTGGAGCACGGTGGTTTGGGTTCCGTCGTCGATGGTGGTTTTAACCATGAGGGGTTCTCCTTTTAAATGCTGGTTTGGTTATCGGCTAGATGAATGATATCGGATAAAGGTTTAGGTTGGTCGAGGTGTTGTATGGTTTTGTTGGCTAGCCGTTTGGCTACCCTGTAGCACATTTTGGTGTAGTGTTTGTTGTCTAGGTTGTGGTATTGTTCCCGCACCGCAATATATAGCAAAGAGTCTTGGTACAGGTCGTCTGCACTGATTGCGGGGTAGTGTCCGGCTGTTTTGGTGCATGCCCGGTTGAGTGTGCGTAGATGATGGTCTGTGGCCCACACCCACGATGCGGTGGTGGCTAGGTCTGCTTTGGTTGGTCGTCTGCTCATAGCATCTCTTTCATCTGGCTATCTGGTAGTTGTTTGGTGTTTTGTTGTTGATAGTGTAGCACACGAGTCCGGGGTTTCCGGTGGTGCCTGTGCGGTGTCGGAACCATGTGGATTCGCCTTCCATGGATGGGCATTGGATGAAGGTGCGTTGTCCTTGCTCGGAGATTTCTAGGTGGTGCCGGTGCCCTGCCATGAGGATGTGTGATGTGGTGCCGTTGTGGAATTCTTGGCCGCGCCACCATTCGTAGTGTTTGCCGGTTTTCCATTGGTGGCCGTGGGCGTGCAGGATTTGTGTGCCTGCCACATCGACGGTGGTGGTCATTTCGTCTCGGCTGGGGAAGTGGAAGTGGAGGTTGGGGTATTGGTTGGTGAGTTGGTAGGCTTCTGCGATGGCGCGGCAGCAGTCCACGTCGAAGGAGTCGTCGTAGGTGGTGACGCCTTTACCGAAGCGCACGGCTTCACCGTGGTTGCCGGGGATGGATGTGATGGTGACGTTGGCGCAGTGGTCGAATTGGTGGATGAGTTGCATCATGGCCATGCGGGTGAGCCTGATTTGTTCCGTCAGGGGTGTTTGTGTGCGCCAGGCGTTGTTGCCGCCTTGTGACACGTATCCTTCGATCATGTCGCCGAGGAATGCGATGTGGACTCGTTGCGGTTTGCCTGCTTGTTGCCAGTAGTGTTTTGCGACGATGAGGGAGCGCAAATAGTCGTCGGCGAAGTGTGATGTTTCTCCGCCGGGGATGCCTTTGCCGATTTGGAAGTCTCCCGCCCCTACCACGAACGCAACATTGCTGTAGTCGGTGTGGGTGTTGTCGGCTGGTTTTGGGGGTGTCCATTCGGCTAGTTTGTTGACGAGTTCGTCTACAGGGTAGGGGTTTGTTGCGGGTTGGTGGTCGATGATTTTTTGTATGGATCGGCCTGTTTCTCCGTTGGGGAGTGTCCATTCGGAGATGCGTGTGCGGCGTACAGTACCGTTTGCTATATTGTCGTCGATGGTGTCGATTGCGTTGTCGTGGTTGGCTAGCTGTGTGAGTAGCCGGTCTATATTGTCTATCACTGGGTATCCTCTTCCTTTTGTGGGGTGGTGTTGGCTTGTTTGCGGCGATAGTCTTTAATAACGGTGGCGGAGATGGGGTATCCTGCCTGGGTGAGCTGTTTGGCTAGCCACGAGGCGGGGATGGTTTTGTCGGCGAGAACGTCGGCAGCCTTGTTGCCGTAGCGTTGAATAAGGGTTTCAGTTTTGGTTGCCATGATGTCCTATCGGTTGTGTGGTGGGTTGCCATCCTGTGCGGCAGTCGCCGTCGTGTCCTGGTTTGCGTGTGCACCACGATACGGTTCCGTCTATGTGGTTGAGTGTTTTGCCGCACATGACGTTTTGGAGATGCTCCGGCAGCTGGTCGGTGTTGCTATCGTCTTGCTCGTCTAGCAAAGTTTTTTGTTGGGTGAAAAACTCGGATACGGTGCCGTTGTGGACTGGGAGTATCCATGTTTTCCATTGTTGTTGCATCCGGGTGTTCCAGTGAAATTGTTTGGCCGCGTTTTCGGCTTGTTTGGCGGTTTTGAAATAGCCTACAATGATCCGCTGGTGGTTGTTGTCTGGCTGGTGTGGCCCTTTCCAGTATTGGGCGGCTACAGCGTACCTGTTGTTGTCTGTGAAGCGCTGCCAGCAGTACTCGATGATGTGCTGTAGTACACTATCGGGAATGTCTTGTGCTTGGTTTTCGTTGAGCCATTCGGCTTCGATGATGCCGTGTATGGCGCGTTTGTCTTTGATGGTGGGTTTGAACGAGATGCTCACAATGCTGGCCTGTCGTCTTGCATGAACTGGTTGAAGGTGTTGTTCCCGGCGTGTTGGGCTTGTGTGATTTGTTGGTCAGTCCAGTCGGGGTGTTGCTGTTTCAGATAGTGCCAGTGGCACGCATTGTAGGTTTCGTCTTGGAGCCGTGTGAGATGGTTTTCGGTGATGATTTGTTTCCACATTGTCCATGACACGTCTAGCCGGTCCAATATTTCTATGGCTGGGATGTTGAATTGGTCAAGGAAGAGGATTTCGTGGGTATAGTAGTTTTTCTCGTATTGGTCCCATCCGCTTCGGTGCCTGTTGGGCTGGTTTTTGGGGTAGGCTTCCCGGCATACTTTGTGTAACCGTTTGGCCATGTCGTCGGGTAGTTTAATGTCGGGGTTGGCGCGGATCATGGATCGCATCCCGTCGTAGGTGGTGCCCCAGGTGTGCATGATGTAGGTGGGGTCTTCACCATCAGCCCATTTTTCTGCACAGATGGCGAGGCGGATACGCCTCCTGGCTGCCTGGCTGGTGTTGCGCCGGCGGGGGATGGGGCACGTGTCGAGGGGATCCATGATGTTTTAGTGTACCTTTCTGGTTTCGTGTTGTTGACGTGTTTTACTGTAGCACAGTGTCTAGTGCTTGTGTCAACCCTGTTTTTCCGGCCTGCAGGTAGGTGTCTGTGACATCCCCCAGGGTGAGGGGCACATGGGTGGCTTGCGGTAATGCTTGGGTTAGGGTTTGGGCCATCTTGTCTCCCGCGGGGTCTGGGTCTGACCAGATGTAAACATGGTCGTAGCCTTCGAAGAATTTGGTCCAAAAGTTTTGCCACGAGGTTGCGCCGGGTAGGGCTACGGCTGGCCATCCGCATTGTTCGAGGATCATGGAGTCGAATTCGCCTTCGCAAATGTGCATTTCGGCTGCCGGGTTGGCCATGGCGGCCATGTTGTAGATGGAGCCTGTGTCTCCTGCCGGGGTTAGGTATTTGGGGTGGTTGTGGGTTTTGCAGTCGTGTGGGAGTGAGCAGCGGAAACGCATTTTTCTTATTTCGGCTGGCCGCCCCCAAACGGGGTACATGTATGGGATGGTGATGCACTGGTTGTAGTTTTCGTGGCCTGGTATGGGGTCATTGTCGATGTATCCAAGGTGGTGGTAGCGGGCTGTTTCTTCGCTGATGCCTCTTGCTGAGAGCAGGTCGAGTATGTTTTCGAGGTGGGTTTCGTAGAGGGCCGAGGCTTTCTGGATTCGGCGGCGTTCCGCAATGTTGTATGGGCGTATGCTGTCGTACATTCGGGTTTTCTTCTTCTAATCGTTGTTGTAGTTTGGCGAGTCCGCCTCCGACACCGCATGTGTGGCAGTACCAGACGCCCTTGTCGAGGTTGATGCTCATGGAGGGCTGGTGGTCGTCGTGGAACGGGCAGAGGGTGTGTTGCTCGTTCCTGGAAGGGTTGTACCGTATCTGGTAGGTGTCGAGGAGGCGGCAGGTGTCAGAGGTGTGGGAGGAGCTCGTTGAGGGTTGATACCACATAGGCTTCGCTCCATGGCTTGTTGCGCTGTTTCATCACTACGAGTCCGATGGTGGAATTGTTTTGTTTGTTTCGGTGTGTTTCGTAGTTGCGTGCCTCCCGGCTTGCTTGTTTCACGAATTCGGCGAGATGGGGCTGGCCTGCTTTCGCCTCGATAATGTAGGTTTTGTTGCCGGTTGTGAGGATGAGGTCGCCTTCGTCCTCTTTACCGTTGAGGTGGAGGCGTTCGATATTGTGTCCGGTGTCGCGTAGCTGGTGCAATAATCGTGTTTCCCATTCTGCGCCTGCCCTGCGGTTGCGTGACTGTTGTGTCGCCATAGTTTTTTAGAGTCCTTTGTGTGTTGTGGTCATGTTCCAGGGCTGTTTTTCGGCGAGGGGCCCGAAGAATGTGTATTCGGGGTAGGCTCGCAGTCGCTCATATTTTGTTCCGTCTGGGCTGGATTTGCCTGTGCGCTGTTTCAACACTGCGATGCGTGCCTCTGCCGGGATCGATAGCCCGTTGCCGTTATCCTCGCCACCATACAATGAGACTCCGAGGATGAGTTGTGGTTTTTCGGAGAGGCCGTTTTTGATTTCCCTGCGTGCTGGCGGGTGTTCGATGTCGGAGCCGGTTTTGTCGGTTGCGTGGTGTGTGACGATGATGGTGGAGCCAGTATCCCTGCCTAATGCTGTGATCCATTGCATGGCTTCTTGCTGGGCCTGGTAGTCACTCTCGCAGTCTTGGATGTCCATCAGGTTGTCGATAACAATGAGTGGTGGGAAGGTGTTCCACATTTCCATGTAGGCTTGCAGTTCCATGGTGATGTCTGTCCATGTGATGGGTGACTGGAATGAGAATGTGATGTGTTGGCCGTGGTGGATGCTGTCTCGATAGTATTCTGGCCCGTAGTTGTCGATGTTGTGTTGTATTTGGGTGGTGGTGTGTTGGGTGTTGAGTGAGATGATTCGTGTGGAGGCCTCCCAGGGTGTCATGTCCCCTGATATGTAGAGGGCGGGCTGGTTGAGCATGGCGGTGATGAACATGGCTAGCCCGGATTTTTGGCTGCCGGAGCGCCCCGCGATCATGACTAGGTCCCCTTTGTGGATGTGCATGTCCTGGTTGCGGTAGAGGGGTTCTAGTTGTGGTATGCGGGGCAGCTCGGCTGCGGTTTGGGAGGCTCTCTCGAAGGATCGTTGGAGAGAGAGCATCGGAGCCTTTATCTATCTATCTGTCGGTTGGTTGTGTTTTGGTGGTCAGATGGAGTCGATATCGATATCAGCATCAGTTGAGGCTGTGGTGTCGTCTAGCTGGCCGTTATCGCGCTTGTCTACGTATGCGGCAACCTTATCGTAGATGGCGTCGTCGAGGGGTTTGAGCACGACCGCGTTGAACCCGTTTTTGGTGCGCACGGTGGCTAGTTTGAAGGCCTGCTCCTCGCCAAGATATGCCTCTAAATCGCGGATCATGGAGTGTGGGCGGTCGTTGTTGCCGCGCGCTTTCTCAATAATAGCGTTGGGGATGGTTTCTGGGGTGCCGTTGTTGAGGTCGTCGAGGGTGTGGAAGATTGTGACATCAGCGTAGATGCGGTCTGCGACCTGTCCGCCGTAGCCTTCGGTGTTGTGTTCTACATTGTGGACTTTGAAGGCGATGGCGGTGGCGTCTTGGTTTCGGGAGGGGTTGAAGAAGGTGCTGTTGCTGTTGTTGTTGCGGTAGTTGGCGAGTGCCATGATTGTGTTATCCTTTACTGTTGTGTCTGTTATTGTTGGTTTATATTGGTTTATCGGGTGAGGCTGTTTCGTTTGCTGCGGAAAGCCTCGGATACGTCACTGTTACTGGTGATGATCTTTTTGTACTGTTTGAGGAGGTCGGCTAGCTGTGCTTTGCTTGTGGCATTGTTAATTTCGTCGATGACGATGGTGTTTTCTTTGGATGCGATGTTGTCTACATAGTCTTTGGCTGCCTGGTTGTATCGGTCTTGGAGGATGATGGATGCGGAGGCTGTGAGGGTTGCCAGGTCCCAGTTCCTTGCCGCGGAGCTGTTTTTGAGTCCGCCTAACAGGTCGATGATAGTCTTCTTTACCTGGTCTGCGGTGTCTCCGCGGATGACGGTCCAGGGTGCGGCGTAGTCTCCGCCGTATTTGAGGGTGACGGTGAATCGGTCTTCGTCTGTGTTGTCGGTCACTGGTGCTCCTTGTCTTCTTTTGTTGGGGCTGTGATGGTGGTTTCTATAGGGTACCTGTAGGCGTCTTTCCCGTTGACGGCCCAGCAGGCGTCCTTGACGGGGCATCCTTTACAGAGTGCTGTGACGTGGGGTACGAAGATGCCTTGACTGATTCCTTTCATTGCTTGACTGTACATGGATGATACATGCCGGTAGGTGTTGTTGTCAAGATCGTAGAGTTCGGTAGATGTGCCTTGTGTCGGGGACTTGTCGTCGTTGCGGCTGGTGGCTGGCGTCCAAAACATGCCTTTCGTGACATGAATGTCGTGTTGGTTGAGCATGTACCGGTAGGTGTGCAGCTGCATGCTGTCGGCGGGTAGGCGTCCTGTTTTGAGGTCGAGGATGAAGGTTTCGCCGGTGTTGGTGTCGGTGAAGATACGGTCGATGTAGCCGACTATTTTTGTGTCATCGTCGAGGATGGTTTCTACCGGGTATTCGATGCCCGGCTCGCCGTCGATAACAGCGATAGCATATTCTGGGTGGTTGTTTCGCCAGTGTTTCCATCTATCTACAAAGATTTGGCCGTAGTGCATCCACCAGTCGTAGTCTTTCTTGTGTGGCCCGCCTGACTCGCACATGTTTTTGCATATTCTGCCGGAGGGTTTGATTTCTGTGCCTTCGGATTCGGTGAGGGCGATTTGGGTGTCGAAAATGTTTTTGAAGGATGAGAGTTTGTCTGGTAGTGCAGGGTATTCGGCGGGATTGTACAGGTGTAGGTCGTATTGTTCGGTGATGTGGTGTATGGCGCTTCCGGCGATGGTGGCATACCAGGTGTGATAGGTGACTTTGTATCCGTGTTGGAGGCGCCATTTTTCCCCGCATTCGGCCCACTGGGTGAGTGAACTGTAGGAGATGTGGCCTGGGTGGCTGATGGTTTTCGGATATTGTGCTAGAGGCATTACTTGTCGCTTTTGTTCCATGGGTTGCGGGTGTCTTGGCCGGCCTGGTGTTGCTGGTAGGCAAGGAGTGCGAGGCAGTGCCAGGCGGCATGGGCTAGATGCGGTAGCCCGGATTCGTGGTCGAGGTTGTTGCCTTGCTGCCATGATAGTAGATGCCTGTAGAGGGCGTCGACGCTGTGGCTCCACGGGTATCCTCCGGTCCAGTTGTTGTCGCCGTATTTGGTGGCGCCGTAGCCTGCCACGGAGCCGAGGGCGTGCAAGGCTGTAGGGTCGATGAGGGATAGTCTGCAAAGTTTGAGTTCTTTTCGGGCACCAGTATCAGGGTCGGTGTACATGCTGGTTGGTTCATCCATGGTGTGTGTGCTCCTTGAGTGTGGGTTACTTGTTGTTGTCGTGGGCGAGTGCTACGGCGAGAATAATGATGGCGAGGGTTTCAGCGATCAGGATGGGTGTTGTGATCATTTAGTGTCTCGGGGATTGTTGGTGAGGGTTGATGCACCCAGGAGGGTGGCGAGGGCGCATGCGGCAATAATGGCGAGGGCTGCCTTGTGTGGGGTGCCGGTTGCGTACATCCATGTGATGATGGCGCCCTGTATCCATGCCAGTGTGGTGAAGAACGTTTCGTAGCTGTGTAGCTCAATGTTGTTGGGTGTGTTCATGCTTGCTCCTGAAGAATGGTGTTGATGGTTGTGTAAATGTTGTACAGGTCTGTTTCGATGGATAACAGTTGGTTGATTTGGTGGTCGAGATCAATGTCTGGGTTGAGTTGGTTGATGCGGGAGGCGATATCGGTGGCTGTGCGTAGTGTGCCGCCGGTGTGGTGAATAATGTGTGCCGTGTCGGCGAGTCCGGTGGTGACAGCGTAGTGGGATAGGAGAGGCATAGCGGGGATGCTCCTTGGCGGGTTACTGTTGCGGGTTGATGTTGAGGTCGGTGACGTTGGGGTGGTCTTCTGTTCCGGTGACGAGGCAGTGGACGGTGACGGGTAGTTTGGATGCGCCGGGCTGTTTCATGGTTGCGCCGTAGACGATGGAGAAGGTGTCTTTACCAATAATTTTGTGGAGTTGGAGGTCGATGTCGGGGTTGCCATTCCAGTTGACACCGTGTGCGGCGGCCTGTTGTTCGGCTTTGCGGTTGCAGGTGTGTGCTGCCGTGATCATGGTGAGTCCGGTTGCGGTTTCTTCACCCCTTGCTTGGGCTTGCTTGTGGGCTTTGGCCTGTTCTGCTTGTAGGGAGCGGGTGGCGGCTGCCTGCCGTGCCGTTTTCTCGGCTTTGCGCTGTTGGATAGTCTTGGGGGTCCATTCGGTGTTGGCTGTGGTGGCCTGTGGGGATGGCTGTGAGGCGAGTGGTGGGTTGTCGTCTGGGGCTGGCATGAATGAGGCGGCGGCGATGATGGCGGCTGTGATTCCGGCGATGGTGTAGCCTTTTTTCTTGTTCATGACTGTTGTCCCCTTTCTGGGGTGTTGTTCGTTGCTGACATGATTAATCATGGTGTGGGCGGTTCCCCATGTCAAGTCTGCACTCAACGATTGTGAGCGTTTGGTGTGTGGCTAGGTGTTTTATCGGGCACACAGGGTGAGTAGATGGCCTACGTTGATGCGGGTCACGTTCCAGTAGAGTTGTGTGGCTTCACCGCCGGTGAGTGGCTTCCACTCGTTGTGGCTGAACACGGTGCCATCGGAGGCGATGAATGTGTCGGGGCGTAGCTTGTGGAGTTCAATCTCTACGCTCTGCCGGTATGCTTCGGCGAGGCCCTCAAAATCCATGTGGTCGCAGGAGAGGTTTTCGAGGCGTGTCAGGTCGAAGGGTGTGGGGCAGTCGTAGCTGGCGGGGGTGTAGAGCTGGGTGAAGTGGTTGGCGATCTTCTGCATCATGATTCCTTTTCTGGTGATGGTGTGTTGATGGTTTTATCGTGTGGCTTCGGCGATGATGGCGTCCACATCGATTGTGTCGATCATGTCGTGGAGGTCCTCAGTCTCATCTGGGGTGAGTGGCTGCCAGTTGCGTGGCCCATACACTGCACCGTCAAGAGTGATGGTCCACAGGGGCCGGATGAGTCGTACGGCTTCTTCGACTTTGGCACGGTGCAGGCGGCAGATGGTAGACGTGTGGGTGTTGCCTATGTCACATCCTGCCAGGTGTGCGGGGTGGAGTGGGTTGATTTCTGTCTGCCCGTAGAGGCTGGTGAAGGATGGTGTGATGAGTGTGCCATCCATGAGAGTGTGCTCCTTTCGGTGGTTGTGGGGGGTTGTTGTGGTTTCTAGAGTGTGTAGGTTGCAACCGGGAGTCAAGGCTGCACTCATTCAGATTGAGCGTTTCATGGAGGGTGTGTCGGGTGTGACAGATGTCACTTAAGCATTTACTGCCTCTCTCAGCGCCTGAAATATTCTGGGGGTAGGATTATGCAGGGTTGGCCCTTCTGATCGATTCTAGGGCCCTTCTAGGGTGTCTCAGGGGTATGTCTGGGTTATGGCGGGTGTGGCAGATGGTCTAGCGAGTCAAGGCGCCGAGATGAGACATAAGATCTATCATCTAGGTGTGTGAGATGTATCACATACTCCTGGCTTGGTGTGCACCCTCAAGACCACTCTGCCAATCTGGCGTGGAGGGTGTAGCCCAGAAATACCGTTTAAAGCCTTCACATGGCGCCTAGGAGCGCCTTGCGGGGTGGGGGCTAGGTATTTATAACCCCAAGCAATTCTGATCGATTCTAGACGCCCCCCAGAGCCTGGCACACGATCAACCATCTCGGCATAGACCATCAGCCCCTATTCTGCTTAGCTAAGCCTCAACTATGTGGACAGTGTTGGATACTGTGGGGGGAAGAAGGACACGAAAGAAAAAAGGGGGAGTATCAGCCTTAGGGTCTTAGCACTGATGGACTTAGCACCGAGCCCCTCAAGGGCTCGGCATCAGCCCCCTCAGGCTCAGCCGATCAGGCACAGCACTGAAAAGGGTACACGCCATCAGGAAAGGCTTGAGAGTACGAGGAGCCCTAGCGACGAGTACTCGAAAGCCTGAGGGAACACCCTCAGCACTGATGGGCCTAGCGTGTTCGAAAAGGACACAAGAGTGAAGTGTGACAGCTATCCGGGAGTGAAACCCGTTCTGACTAGGGGTTTCAGCCTTAACAACCCTCAAAGGTTACAAGACTCTAAGAAAATTTAAGGAAAAGTTTAGGTTTAATTTTTGGACCTTTACTACCAAAAACACCCGTTTACACCCCTCAAACCCGCCTATAGAGCCAAAACCACCAGTTTGACTCATCCCAGGTGGGGTATGATAGGCTGGACAGGTAGCCAGCTGGACGCAAGGCCGAAATCCGCTGACGCGGCTTTCACCCTTACATCCATCAGTCTACCAAACACTTTAAAGCTTCAAGGCTCAGCGTTAAGGTCTTAAGGTCTTAAGGGCTTAGCGCTGAGCACCGAGCCCCCTTAAGGGCTCGGCATCAGCCCTAAGGCTTTAACACTTAAATAAACATATAAACCTTAAAAGCTAAGTTAACCTTTAAGTCTTACACACTTAGCGCTGAGTCCTTCAAGGCTCAGCATCAGTCTTAGGTACTTAATGATCTAAGTTACTATAAAAGCTTTAAAGTCTTAAAGTAACTATATAACCTTAACAGTTAAGTTAACTATAAAACCTTAAAGGCTTAACACTTAAGGATATAAACTTAACATCAGTGTTTAAGACTTAAAGAGTTAAAATAACCATAAAGTTTTAAACACTTAAAGTAACTATAAAACATTAAAGACCTTAAGTACTTAAAGTTAACCATCAGTCTTAAACTTTAATATTATACCTATAAGCTTTAAGACTTATAGGTATAATAATATAATATAAGTATTAAAGCTTATAAGTTATAAAAGTTTTAGAAGAGCTAAGAGGTTAACTTCTTTACTTCTCTTCTCTCTTTGGTTCTTTCTCTCTTCTCTTCTTTTCTTCATCAGGGGAGAAGAGGAACCTTTTGCCGTCAGCGCTGATGAGCTTTTCGCCGTGTGACTCGTGTACCACCGGTCGCACGCTCCCGGTTGCACACTCCCCACACTCTTACACCTGTGTCCTTTTCGGGCTTGGCGTGTTCGGCTGAAGGCGTACGGCGTGTCACGCTCACATCCTTAACACTAGGTAAGACTTAAAGTGTATATTATATGTAGAAGACTTTAAAACCTTAAGGTGTTCCCGCTTAGCCTGTGTCCTTTAACGCTAGGCGCTAGGCGCTAAGCTGTGAAACGCGAACACCCATCCACCCCCATTTTTCTTTCGTGTCCTTCTCTTTTTGACACAGCTGGGGGGCGATGTGATATTTTTCACATGCCAGGGGGTAGTGGAGAAAACAAACACCCCGGCACAAACAGAACACCCCGCCAAACGCACAAAACAGGGCCTAGTATCGAACAGCAGGGTACCGGTAGAGTATTCATACCCCCAGACGATTCCAGGCCGTTACAGGAGCAATGAGAGGCTCACAGGGGGCATGGGAGATCAGGGGACGCGATGGCACACACCAACCGCACCGCATCATCAGCCCACCGGCGCTGGCGGCAACGACTCATCACCCAAGCCCAACAGCAAGGCCAAACCGAATGCCCACTCTGCGGAGCAACCATCACCTGGAACACACACCAGCTGCCAACCAGCCCCGAAGCCGACCACATCACACCCGTCAGCCGGGGAGGACTCAACACCCTCGACAACGGGCAAATCATCTGCAGAACATGCAACAGAAGCAAAGGCAATCGCAGCGAACCAAACATCAAATTCCAACAACAAACCACAAAAACATTGATTCCATGGTGAAAAACCCGCCAACCCCCACCGGGGACACCCCCTGCACACCCGTGCAAGACCTCGTACGGCTTAGTGAAATACCTCCCTTTTGTGGTTTTGTCTGTTTGTCGACTTTTTGTGTTGGTGGTGAGTGTTGTGCAGCCTGAGCTTCCTGATAGTCGTGATTGGTGTGGGGAGACGGTGCGTTGGTGGCGTGTGTGGGGTGAGGATAGTCGTGCGCAGTACGTGTCTGATGAGGAGTGGCTGTTTCTCATGGATGCTGCGGTGATTCATGATTGTGTGTGGCGTGAGGGTCGCGCTGATTTGGTGGCTTCGCTTCGTGCTCATGTGAAGGCTTTTATGGGTATGTTGGATCGGTATTCGGTTGATGTGGTGTCTGGTGGCCGTGGTGGCGGTTCTGCGGTGGCGATGATTGACCGGTATAGGAAGCGCAAGGGGGCCTGATTAGGTGTCTGGTGTTGTTGGGTCTCAGGTTCCTCGTCACCGTGTGGCTGCGGCGTATTCGGTGTCTGCTGGCGGTGATGCTGGGGAGTTGGGTCGTGCGTATGGGTTGACGCCTGATCCGTGGCAGCAGCAGGTGTTGGATGATTGGCTGGCTGTCGGCAGCAATGGCAGGCTTGCTTCGGGTGTGTGTGGTGTGTTTGTGCCTCGCCAGAATGGCAAGAACGCTATTTTGGAGATTGTGGAGTTGTTTAAGGCGACTATTCAGGGTCGCCGTATTTTGCATACGGCTCACGAGTTGAAGTCGGCTCGTAAGGCGTTTATGCGGTTGAGGTCGTTTTTTGAGAATGAGCGGCAGTTTCCTGACTTGTATCGTATGGTGAAGTCGATTCGTGCGACGAATGGCCAGGAGGCTATTGTGTTGCATCATCCGGATTGTGCCACGTTTGAGCGTAAGTGTGGTTGTCCGGGTTGGGGTTCTGTTGAGTTTGTGGCCCGTTCTCGGGGTTCTGCTCGCGGTTTTACTGTTGATGATTTGGTGTGTGATGAGGCTCAGGAGTTGTCGGATGAGCAGTTGGAGGCTTTGCTTCCTACGGTGAGCGCTGCCCCGTCTGGTGATCCGCAACAGATTTTTTTGGGGACTCCGCCTGGGCCTTTGGCTGATGGTTCTGTGGTGTTGCGTCTTCGCGGGCAGGCTTTGTCGGGTGGTAAAAGGATTGCGTGGACGGAGTTTTCGATTCCTGACGAGTCTAACCCGGACGATTTAGCTAGACAATGGCGGAAATTGGCTGGGAATACTAATCCTGCGTTGGGTCGTCGCCTGAATTTTGGGACCGTAAGTGATGAGCATGAGTCGATGTCTGCTGCCGGGTTTGCTCGGGAGCGTCTTGGCTGGTGGGATCGTGGCCAGTCTGCTACGTCTGTGATACCGGCGGATAAGTGGGCCCAGTCTGCTGTGGATGAGGCGAGTCTGGTTGGCGGGAAGGTTTTTGGTGTCTCGTTTTCTCGTTCTGGGGATCGTGTCGCGCTAGCTGGTGCTGGTAAAACGGCTTCTGGTGTGCATGTTGAGGTTATTGATGGGCTGTCGGGCACGATTGTTGATGGTGTGGGCCAGCTGGCTGACTGGTTGGCGTTGCGTTGGGGTGACACTGAAAAGATTATGGTTGCCGGGTCTGGTGCGGTGTTGTTGCAGAAGGCGTTGACGGATCGTGGTATTCCGGGCCGTGGCGTGGTGGTTGCCGATACTGGGGGGTATGTGGAGGCTTGTCAGGCGTTTTTGGAGGGTGTCAGGTCGGGTGTGATCAGTCATCCGCGTGCCGATTCTCGCCGTGACATGTTGGATATTGCTGTGAGGTCGGCTGTGCAGAAACGTAAGGGGTCTGCGTGGGGCTGGGGTTCCACGTTTAAGGATGGTTCTGAGGTTCCTTTGGAGGCTGTGTCGCTGGCGTATCTTGGTGCGAAAACAGTTAAAGTGAAGCGGCGTGAACGGTCTGGTAGGAAGCGGGTGTCTGTGGTATGAACGTGGACGAGTTGGCTCTGATTGAGGGCATGTACGATCGTATCCAAAGGTTGTCTTCGTGGCATTGCCGTATTGAGGGCTACTATGAGGGCTCGAGCCGGGTGCGTGATTTGGGGGTGGCTATTCCTCCGGAGTTGCAGCGTGTGCAAACGGTGGTGTCGTGGCCTGGTATAGCTGTGGATGCTTTGGAGGAGCGTCTGGATTGGCTTGGCTGGACTAATGGTGACGGCTACGGCCTGGATGGTGTGTATGCTGCGAATCGTCTATCAACCGCGTCATGCGACGTCCACCTTGATGCACTAATTTTTGGGTTGTCGTTTGTTGCGATCATTCCTCATGGTGATGGTACGGTTTCTGTTCGTCCGCAGTCACCAAAGAATTGTACGGGCAAGTTTTCTGCCGATGGGTCTCGTTTGGATGCGGGTTTGGTGGTTCAGCAGACGTGTGATCCTGAGGTGGTTGAGGCTGAGCTTTTGCTTCCTGATGTGATTGTTCAGGTGGAGCGGCGGGGTTCGCGTGAATGGGTTGAGGTGGATCGTATACCGAATGTGTTGGGTGCTGTTCCGCTTGTGCCTATTGTGAATCGTCGCCGTACTTCTAGGATTGATGGCCGTTCGGAGATTACGAGGTCTATTAGGGCTTACACGGATGAGGCTGTGCGCACACTGTTGGGGCAGTCTGTGAATCGTGATTTTTATGCGTATCCTCAGCGTTGGGTGACTGGCGTGAGCGCGGATGAGTTTTCGCAGCCTGGCTGGGTCCTGTCGATGGCTTCTGTGTGGGCTGTGGATAAGGATGATGACGGTGACACTCCGAATGTGGGGTCGTTTCCTGTCAATTCGCCTACACCGTATTCGGATCAGATGAGACTGTTGGCGCAGTTGACTGCGGGTGAGGCGGCTGTTCCGGAACGCTATTTCGGGTTTATCACGTCTAACCCACCTAGTGGGGAGGCTTTGGCTGCCGAGGAATCTCGGCTTGTGAAGCGTGCTGAGCGGCGTCAAACATCGTTTGGTCAGGGCTGGCTGTCGGTTGGTTTCCTGGCTGCCAAGGCGTTGGATTCTCGTGTTGATGAGGCCGATTTTTTTGGTGATGTTGGTTTGCGTTGGCGTGATGCTTCGACGCCTACCCGGGCGGCTACGGCTGATGCTGTGACGAAGCTTGTTGGTGCCGGTATTTTGCCTGCTGATTCTCGTACGGTGTTGGAGATGTTGGGGCTTGATGATGTGCAGGTTGAGGCTGTGATGCGTCATCGTGCTGAGTCGTCTGACCCGTTGGCGGCACTGGCTGGGGCTATTTCCCGTCAAACTAACGAGGTATGATAGGCGATGGCTTCGGGTGCTATGTCGAGGCTTGCTGCGACTGAGTATCAGCGTGAGGCGGTCAGGTTTGCTGGGAAGTATGCGGGCTATTATGCCGAGCTGGGTCGTTTGTGGCATTCCGGCAGGATGACAGATGCGCAGTATGTGCGTTTGTGTGTGGAGTTGGAGCGTGCCGGCCATGATGGTTCGGCATCGTTGGCTGCCAGGTTTGTGTCGGATTTTCGCCGGTTGAATGGTGTGGATCCTGGTTTGATTGTGTATGACGAGTTTGATGCTGCGGCGGCTTTTGCTAGGTCGTTTTCGACTATGAAGATTATGAATAGTGACCCGGATAGGGCGAATGACACGATTGATGCGATGGCTGCGGGTGTTAATCGGGCTGTCATGAATGCTGGTCGTGACACGGTTGAGTGGTCTGCGGGTGCGCAGGGTAGGTCGTGGCGTCGGGTTACTGATGGCGATCCGTGTGCTTTTTGTGCCATGTTGGCTACGAGGTCGGATTATACGACTAAGGAAAGGGCACTTACTACTGGTCATACGCGGCGTCATAAGCGTGGTGGTAAGCGCCCGTTTGGTTCGAAGTATCATGATCATTGTGGTTGTACGGTGGTTGAGGTTGTTGGCCCTTGGGAACCAAATAGGGCTGATGCCGAGTATCAGAGGACGTATGAGAAGGCCCGTGAGTGGGTTGATGATCATGGGTTGCAGCAGTCGCCTGGCAATATTTTGAAGGCTATGCGTACTGTTGGCGGTATGAGATAATTTGATGTGGTTTCCGGTTGTGTGCCGCCGGTTATTGGTGCACAGGGTTGTCTCCCGCACGGGGGTCAACAATGTTGTGTTGTTTTCCGCAAGGAGTGTAGGGTTAGGCTATGGCCGATCAGAGTGTTGAGGAACAGAATGTTGAAAATGATGTTGTGGAGTCCGGAAAGGATAACGGCATTGTTGATACAGTAAAAGACGATTGCGGGCAGGAGGTAGCCGACAATCAGTTGAAGAATGAAGGCGAGGGTAAATCGCCGGGGACTGATTGGAAGGCGGAGGCCCGTAAGTGGGAGTCTCGTGCTAAAAGTAATTTCGCCGAGTTGGAGAAGCTTCGTACATCGAGTGACGATTCTGGATTTACTATTGATGAGCTTCGCCGCAAGAATGAGGAACTCGAAGACAGGATCAACGGGTTTGTTCTTGAGGGTGTGAAGCGCGAGGTGGCTTCAGAGTATGGTTTGTCCAGTGATGCGATCGCTTTCTTGTCGGGTGGCGATAAGGAGTCGCTTGCCGAGTCTGCGAAAGCTTTGAAGGGTTTGATCGACCATAGTAGTGGTGGCGCGGGTGTGCGCCGCCTTGCGGGGAGTGCCCCCGTTGATGATGTTAAACGACGTGAGGGTGTCGCGTTTGTGGATGCTCTTGTCAATAATTCTAGGAGATGATTTCTGATGGCTGACGATTTTCTTTCTGCAGGGAAGCTTGAGCTTCCTGGTTCTATGATTGGTGCGGTTCGTGACCGTGCTATCGATTCTGGTGTTTTGGCGAAACTTTCGCCGGAGCAGCCGACTATTTTTGGCCCTGTTAAGGGTGCCGTGTTTAGTGGTGTTCCTCGCGCTAAGATTGTTGGTGAGGGTGAGGTTAAGCCTTCCGCGTCTGTTGATGTTTCGGCGTTTACTGCGCAGCCTATCAAGGTTGTGACTCAGCAGCGTGTCTCGGACGAGTTTATGTGGGCTGATGCTGATTACCGTCTGGGTGTTTTGCAGGATCTGATTTCCCCGGCTCTTGGTGCTTCGATTGGTCGCGCTGTTGATCTGATTGCCTTCCACGGTATTGATCCGGCTACGGGTAAGCCTGCTGCGGCTGTCCAGTCTTCGCTGGATAAGACGAAGCATATTGTTGATGCAACCGATAGCGCTACGGCTGATCTGATTAAGGCGGTTGGGCTGATTGCTGGTGCTGGTTTGCAGGTTCCTAACGGGGTTGCTTTGGATCCTGCGTTCTCGTTTGCCCTGTCTACTGAGGTGTATCCGAAGGGGTCTCCGCTTGCCGGCCAGCCTATGTATCCTGCCGCCGGGTTTGCCGGTTTGGATAATTGGCGTGGCTTGAATGTTGGTGCTTCTTCGACTGTTTCTGGCGCCCCGGAGATGTCGCCTGCCTCTGGTGTTAAGGCTATTGTGGGTGATTTCTCTCGTGTTCATTGGGGTTTCCAGCGTAACTTCCCGATCGAGCTTATCGAGTATGGTGACCCGGATCAGACTGGGCGTGACCTGAAGGGCCATAATGAGGTTATGGTTCGTGCCGAGGCTGTGCTGTATGTGGCTATCGAGTCGCTTGATTCGTTTGCTGTTGTGAAGGAGAAGGCTGCCCCGAAGCCTAATCCGCCGGCCGAGAACTGATTTATTGTTGCGGTGATGTGTCAATGTGCAGGGGGTGGTGTTGATGGGTATCATTTTGAAGCCTGAGGATATTGAGCCTTTCGCTGATATTCCTAGAGAGAAGCTTGAGGCGATGATTGCCGATGTGGAGGCTGTGGCTGTCAGTGTCGCCCCCTGTATCGCTAAACCGGATTTCAAATACAAGGATGCCGCTAAGGCTATTCTGCGCAGGGCTTTGTTGCGCTGGAATGATACCGGGGTTTCGGGTCAGGTGCAGTATGAGTCTGCGGGTCCTTTCGCTCAGACTACACGGTCTAATACTCCCACGAATTTGTTGTGGCCTTCTGAGATTGCCGCGTTGAAGAAGCTGTGTGAGGGTGATGGTGGAGCTGGTAAAGCGTTCACTATTACACCGACCATGAGGAGTAGTGTGAATCATTCTGAGGTGTGTTCCACGGTGTGGGGTGAGGGCTGTTCGTGCGGGTCGAATATTAACGGCTACGCTGGCCCTTTGTGGGAGATATGATATGACCAGTTTTCCTTATGGTGAAACGGTTGTGATGCTTCAACCGACTGTTCGTGTCGATGATCTTGGTGACAAGGTTGAGGATTGGGGGCATCCTGTCGAAACCGTGTTCCATAACGTGGCAATCTATGCTTCCGTGTCGCAGGAGGATGAGGCTGCCGGCCGTGACTCTGATTATGAGCATTGGTCGATGCTTTTCAAGCGGTCTGTTGTGGGCGCTGATTATCGTTGCCGGTGGCGTATTCGGGGTGTTGTGTGGGAGGCTGACGGGTCTCCTATGGTGTGGCATCATCCGATGTCCGGTTGGGATGCGGGCACGCAGATCAATGTGAAGCGTAAGAAGGGCTGATAGATTGTGGCTCAGGATGTGAATGTGAAGCTGAACTTGCCGGGTATTCGTGAGGTGTTGAAATCTTCTGGGGTGCAGGGCATGTTGGCTGAGCGTGGCGAGCGTGTCAAGCGTGCCGCCTCGGCGAATGTGGGCGGTAACGCTTTCGATAAGGCCCAATACCGTAATGGTTTGTCGTCGGAGGTGCAGGTTCACCGTGTTGAGGCTGTGGCCCGTATCGGCACCACCTATAAGGGTGGGAAGCGTATTGAGGCGAAGCATGGCACGCTGGCTAGGTCGATTGGGGCGGCGTCGTGATCGTCTACGATGACCCCAGGAAGTGGGCTAAACGCGTGCTCAAGGATGATGGCTGGCTGTCTGGGATACCATGCACCGGGACAGTGCCGGATAGTTTTACGGGTGACCTGATTTGGTTGGCGTTGGATGGTGGCCCGCAGTTGCATGTGCGTGAGCAAGTTTTTTTGCGGGTGAACGTGTTTTCTGATACGCCGGATCGTGCTATGTCGTTGGCGCGTCGTGTTGAGGCTGTGCTGGCTGATGGTGTGGACGGTGACCCTGTGGTGTACTGTAAGCGGTCTACTGGTCCTGATTTGCTGGTTGATGGTGCACGTTTTGATGTGTATTCGCTGTTCGAGCTGATATGTAGGCCGGCGGAGTCTGAGTAAACGTATTTGTTTTTGTTTTAATGTAATTGTTTGATATTTAATGGGGGTTGTGATGGCTGCAACACGTAAAGCGTCTAATGTTCGTTCCGCGGTTACTGGCGACGTTTATATTGGTGACGCGCACGCGGGTGATACTATTAAGGGTGTGGAGGCGGTTCCTTCCGGGCTTACAGCTTTAGGGTATTTGTCTGATGACGGGTTTAAGATTAAGCCTGAGCGTAAAACGGATGATTTGAAGGCTTGGCAGAATGCGGATGTTGTTCGCACGGTTGCTACCGAGTCGTCTATCGAGATTTCTTTCCAGCTGATCGAGTCTAAGAAGGAGGTTATCGAGCTGTTTTGGCAGTCGAAGGTTACTGCCGGATCAGATTCGGGTTCGTTCGATATTTCTCCTGGTGCCACGACGGGTGTTCACGCCCTGTTGATGGATATTGTTGATGGTGATCAGGTTATTCGCTACTATTTCCCTGAGGTTGAGCTTATCGATCGTGACGAGATCAAGGGCAAGAATGGTGAAGTGTACGGTTATGGTGTGACGTTGAAGGCTTACCCTGCTCAGATTAATAAGACTGGTAATGCGGTGTCGGGTAGGGGGTGGATGACGGCTTTAAAAGCTGATACTCCTCCGGTTCCGCCTTCTCCGAAGCCTCAGCCGGATCCGAATCCGCCGTCTAATAACTGATACACATAGTTTGAGGGATTGTTGATAGATGAGTGACACAGGTTACACGTTGAAGATTGGTGACCGTAGCTGGGTGTTGGCGGATGCGGAGGAAACAGCGCAGGCTGTTCCTGCCCGCGTTTTTCGCCGTGCCGCCAGGATTGCCCAGTCTGGGGAGTCTGCTGATTTCGCCCAGGTTGAGGTGATGTTTTCCATGTTGGAGGCTGCCGCCCCAGAGGATGCTGTGGAGGCCTTGGAGGGGCTTCCTATGGTTCGTGTGGCCGAGATTTTCCGTGAGTGGATGGAATATAAGCCTGACGGTAAGGGTGCCTCGCTGGGGGAATAGTTTGGCTCCACGGCCTGATTGATGATTATCGTGGGGCCATCGAATACGATTTCCGCACCAAGTTTGGTGTTTCTGTTTATAGTGTTGGTGGCCCGCAGATGTGTTGGGGTGAGGCTGTCCGGCTGGCTGGCGTGTTGTGTACCGATACGTCTAGCCAGTTGGCGGCCCACCTGAATGGTTGGCAGCGCCCGTTTGAGTGGTGCGAGTGGGCTGTGCTGGACATGCTGGATCATTACAGGTCTGCTAATAGTGAGGGGCAGCCGGAGCCTGTGGCGAGGCCTACGGATGAGCGTAGGGCCCGGTTTACGTCTGGGCAGGTGGACGATATTTTGGCGCGTGTTCGTGCCGGTGGCGGGGTGTCTCGCGAGATTAATATTATGGGGTGAATAGTGTATGTCTGGTGAGATTGCTTCCGCATATGTGTCGTTGTATACGAAGATGCCTGGCCTTAAAAGTGATGTTGGTAAACAGTTGTCGGGTGTTATGCCTGCTGAGGGTCAGCGTTCGGGTAGCTTGTTTGCTAAGGGCATGAAGTTGGCGCTTGGTGGCGCCGCAATGGTGGGCGCCATCAATGTTGCTAAGAAGGGCCTCAAGTCGATTTATGATGTGACTATTGGTGGCGGTATAGCTCGCGCTATGGCTATTGATGAGGCGCAGGCTAAACTGACTGGTTTAGGTCATACGTCGTCTGACACGTCTTCGATTATGAATTCGGCTATTGAGGCTGTGACTGGTACGTCGTATGCGTTGGGTGATGCGGCTTCGACTGCGGCGGCGTTGTCTGCTTCGGGTGTGAAGTCTGGCGGGCAGATGACGGATGTGTTAAAGACTGTCGCGGATGTGTCTTATATTTCGGGTAAGTCGTTTCAGGATACGGGCGCTATTTTTACGTCTGTGATGGCCCGCGGTAAGTTGCAAGGCGATGACATGTTGCAGCTTACGATGGCTGGTGTTCCTGTGCTGTCTTTGCTTGCCAGGCAGACGGGTAAAACCTCGGCTGAGGTGTCGCAGATGGTGTCGAAGGGGCAGATTGATTTTGCCACGTTTGCGGCTGCGATGAAGCTTGGTATGGGTGGTGCTGCGCAGGCGTCTGGTAAGACGTTTGAGGGCGCTATGAAGAATGTTAAGGGTGCCCTGGGTTATCTTGGTGCTACGGCTATGGCGCCGTTTCTTAACGGGTTGCGGCAGATTTTTGTTGCGTTGAATCCGGTGATCAAGTCGGTGACGGATTCTGTGAAGCCGATGTTTGCTGCCGTCGATGCTGGTATTCAGCGTATGATGCCGTCTATTTTGGCGTGGATTAATCGTATGCCGGGCATGATCACTCGAATGAATGCACAGATGCGCGCCAAGGTTGAGCAGTTGAAGGGCATTTTT